CATCCGATGTTGCATTAAAATACAGAATTACAGAGAGGGTAAGATAATGGCTAAGATTGGTAGAAGTTACGGAGCAGTTATGACACAACAAGATGCTGCAAGGTTTATGGAGGAAAATAACAGAGACTATAATAATCGTAAAACATGGCAGTCATTGTTATCACAAAATGCTAATGAAGCACTTGCAGCAGAGAACCAACTTGTAAATGACTACAGCAAAGTAACGGCACAAGCATATGCGTCATATTTGCAAAATAAAAATGCAATACAAAATAGTGCATATGTTGGTGCTGGTAAACAAACACTGCTCAGTGAAAATGAATTGGCATTACAAGATGCTTATAATTCGTATCGTAATTCATTGTTGCAAGGTGAGCAAGAAATTGCGAGTGCAGCCGCATCTGGTGAACAAAGTATAACAAAAGCATTTGATGAACAAGCAAAATATACTGCAGATTATGCTAATGCTCATAGAGGCTATCTTGAAGAGTTATGGAACAAATATAGCAACGGCGAAAATAAATTGTTTGATGATATGCGTTGGGAACGTTATATTACAAGCGATCCTGTACTCGATGCTGAAGGCAAAGAACAATTTGACGAGGAAGGTAATCGTATTGAAGAACGCCGTCTTAAAACTCAGGAAGAGATGGCAGCAGAATTGTATGATGAAAATGGTAATTTGACTCTTGCAGGTTTGGATTATTTTGACCAATTAGAAAATTCACTTGCAAATGAGGGTGGTTATAGTTGGGGCCAATATTTGTTAGATACGAACGAGGATTTGTATAATTGGTCTAAAACTTATAATCCTTACAATTATACATTTGAAGGAACTAATGCAGGGTCATTTAGAACAATGGTTGGTATGGCCGCAGATGATAACGACTGGTCATTTGCAGAACGTTACGGCGGAATGGACGAAGAGCAAATATCTGGTTTGTACAATAAGTTCTATGACGCGGCTAATAAGTTAGCGGATAAGAAAGCTGGTACTGAAACAATCTCCGATTATAAAGACCTTGTAGATGAAACTGTGACTCTTGTAAAAGAGTTGGGCTTAGAGAGTGAACTTGCTAATGCTGGACTTGATGTAAATAATTTAACTGAGCAATTTGAGTACTTCTTAAATCGTTCCGAGAAAATGGACGATGCATATGCAAGCGAAGCACTTGCTGAAACTAGCATGTTGATGGGCACTGGAGCAGGCTTAGGATTTTCGCTTGGTAGTGTATTACCTGGTATAGGCAACGCTGCTGGTGCGTTGGCTGGATTTATAATAGGAAGTTTAGGTTCTATTGCAAATGCTATCCATAAACGGCAACAAAAAGATATTGACAAAAAACAATACACCGCCGAAGTAAGAGAAGCATATACTAATATGTTAAATCAACTTACTAATTATAATCTTAAAAAGAAACGTCAGATTGAGATTGATTTCCAAAATAAATGATTTTAATATATCTATTTCAATCGAAAAATTTTATTGAATATTTATATTAGAAAGATATTATTGTGACACTATGATATATTAGATTTATCCTGGTACCGGGATAAATCTCTTATATTATAATGATATTTCAAATTGGCCATGAAGAGTGGCAAAGGAGTATGTATGGCAAAATTACAAGTTTTAGGCGAGTACTTTAACCCTTATGAGGCAGCTCATTCGAGGTTTAGTCGTAACGATTTTTATCGTGAAAGTGATTGGCAAACATTTGCAAAACGAGGTGAATTAGATAATTATTTGTATGTAATGGAAAATACAAATAAATTACCGAGTTTTGAAGATATTAAAAACGATTATAATTACGACTATTTAAGTACTGATGAACGTTTTACACTTATGGCAAACGAGTTGCAAGGTGATAGAACTAACACTGATACTGAACGTACCGAAACAGTTTACAATGAGGCAACTGGTGCACAAGAAGAACATACTTTTAAAATGTCGGATTATGATTATACAAAGAAGTTGTTAAAAGAGCGTGGGGAGTATTTAAAGTATCAAGATGATTTGCGAATTGCACAAGAGGAAAAAGATAACATTCATCCTTTTATGAAATTCCTTAATGGCCTTGGCGGGGCAGCAGGCCATCTTGTAGTAAGTGTGGCAGATGCTATCGATGGTGCATTAACTTTGTTGTCTACACCAGTTAATATGATTGCAAGTGGCATAACCGGTGAAGATAAAGTTCGTGAAGGTTTTGAAACACCTGACGAAGGAAGTTGGGACAATGTATTAAACTGGCGTATATTTGACAAGATGGGCTTCAAGGATGAGATACTTGATTGGGAAAAATCAGTATCCCCAATTGTAGATTTGGATGGTAACTATGTAGGTATAGGAAAATATATTTTAAGTATTGTAGATAGCATTGGTCAATACTTGCCTGCAGCAGCAATAAGCATTGCGAGTGGTGGAACATTAGCACCATTGGCGTCTGCTATATATTTTGGTGGTATGTTCGGTAATACAATGAACGAGATGGTTATGGACCCTCGTATGAGTACTGTTCCTACTGCTGAGTTAATGTTAAATGCAGGTTTACGTACTACTGCTGAATGGGCTGTACAAAAGGGACTCAATCATTTGCTCGGTTCTTCTATTCTTGATAATGTGGTATTTGGCAGCACTGCAAAAGCAGCTACAAGCATTAGTGGAACTAGCGCCGTTAGCCGTATATTGATGGATGCTTGGCATGAAGGTATTGAAGAAGTGTTACAAGATGTGGCAACGCAGTCTATTAACTCGTTCTTCGGTTTGCATAAACAACAGTTTAACAATTATAATGATTGGAGTTTGTCCCATTTTGCAGATGCATTTATTATTGGTGCGTTATCCTCTGTTGTAAGTAGTTCGTTTTCTGTGGCTCGTTCTGGTATTAGTGACTTTATAAACAGAAAATCTAATGTTGACCCTAAGATGAACTTTTTAGCAAAATATGAGTTTAAACGTGTAATGTCAGATATGATGTCGCAATATAACGAAATTATTAGCGATAAGAAAATTGATATTGATACTAAGCGTAATTTAACAGGTCAATTGTATGCTAATTTCAGTGTCATATCCAAAGTATACAATGCTATGGGCGAAGAGCGTTTTAACAAAGCACAGCAGTTGTTTGAAAAACTTGGCGGCTTTAAACAAATGGACGACTATCAGTTAACGCGTTTTGCAGAAGGCATAATGGTTCGTTTTGACGATCTTCGTAAAGACTTTACTGCAAACACGATTGCTGAGGACATGAAAAAAGCCCAGATGTCTGACATCAAGGCTGTTGTAGATAATGATACTGATTTAGATAGTATAACCGATGAGGATGTAAAAGCATCGCTTGAAACTATTAAGCGTATTTATAAAGCCGATCCAAATGTACAAAGAATTGTATTAACAACAGATGGCAATACTGTTGTACAACTTAACAAAACATTATTTGTACCTATTGAATATGCTAAAAATGCGGATGGTAATATTATTCTTAAAACTCGTGCAGAGCAAGACCTTGTACAAAACACTACTAAATCTACAAAGTTAGCGCCAGTATTAAACAATGTACTTGATATTTATAAGCGAGTATCTGGAGAGTCAAATGCTACTATTGAAACTGCTACTTATAACTTGTTCTTCAATAGCAATTTCCAAAAAGTTTTGTTGGGTATAGCAAACAGAGACATTTATTTGTTGATGGCACATTTGCAAGATACTATAAATACTGCTACAAGTAAGTCGCCCAAAGATGATATGTTTAAACAACGTATGAAGTCTGCACTTAATGCATTAAGAGTTAACTTGGGTATATATCTTGTATATCAGCAAGAAGCAGATTTGTCAGAAGTTGTATCATTGTACAAAGGGACAAATACAATTGAGCGAATTAAAGAACAACGCTATGAGAAAGACTTACGAAATAGAGTTATAACCGACAGGCCTACATCTGCTGACTTAACTGCATTGGCTGCTCGCATTAACTCTATGCCTGCAAGTCAAGACATAAAAGGTGCTATACTTGATAAAATCAAAAGTGAAAATAGTAATATAAGAGCTTCCGGTATGAAAGAGTTAGAAACGTTTTATCGCAATGTATATAACTCACCGTATGATGGCAAAACTTATATGCCTACTACAAGTATACAAAATAATTTGTTCAATAATTATTTGCAAGACAGCGGTTTAACTATTGCTACTGTTACTGATATGCCAGCTACTGACTCGGATATTTATAAAACAATTATTGCAAACAATGGAAAAGTAGACCCAGAAACAGTTCTTGCTTATCGCAGGGATATGTTTAAAGCATTTACAAATTATCGCTGGGATTTCACAATTGTAAATGGCAAAGTATCACTTGCATATATTGGCGACTTAAATCAGTATGGTTACAAAAAATTCAGTAGTGAAAGAGAAAACATATATTTTAATAAAGGTAATAAAGACCGTTATCTTGTAACACCAGATTTAACAAGTCAAAGTTATATATCAAATTTGTTAAATCCTAAACTCGATGCAGTGTCCAGAGCAAATATAACAGTTACCGATGTTATTTACAATCCATTGTATTTAAGCGAGTCTACTCGTAATGATATTAAAAGTAAATATCACGTCGAGGCTAATCCAGAAGTAACATTTTTGTATTTGCGCAACCAATTGTTGAACAAAAGTAAAGGTGAAACATCTATTGTAGCAACCACAGATGGTACATTCCAATTTGTAAATATTAAGCCAATGTATGAAGCCTTTAAAAGTAAGTCTTATACAATAGATGATATTAGCGAAGAAGGAAAGTCATTATCGGTGTATGTTGATAAAGCATATATGACTGGTCGCTTAAATGATACAATTGTAATGCTTGGTAGAAACAGTGAGTATGACCCGGTTAACAATATTATTTATATTGCACGAGATACTCCTACAGAAGTAACATTTGCATTAGCCCATGAGTTGCAACATGCTATACAGGTTGAAAATAACTTGAATGGTGGGTTAGCATATGATTGGCTTACAAATAGCAATTTAACTGCTAAACAGAAAAAGGATATTGCAAACGATATTAAACGGCATAGACCTGACTTGTTCAAAGGTGTAAAAGATATTGACACAATGTATGATATTGCTGAACGTTTTATTTACGATACAACTGGTGAGACGCAAGCATATGGTGTTGAAAACTGGTGGGATGTTAATAACTTTTATCCTACAATTGTAAAATATAACAATGATGGCAGTATCAATATTACTACGCCGTGGGGTAATCACTATGACATTGCATCTAAGGAGATGTCGTTAACTACAAGCGATTATAATTTAAATGGTTTAACAAAATATAATGCTACATTAAAACAGCGTGGAAAAGTTGTATCTACAATAACAAATGCAGGTGTGTTATTAACAGATGGTACGATTGTAGAATTGCCAAATGGCATGGAACATTATGAGTTCCTTGATGGCTATATGGATTTAGACCCTACTGTTATAACACTAAGAGATTATAGTAATACCGGCATAAAGTCGGTTGTAATACAAATTGATAATAATAAAATAACACATGCACAGCGTGCTGTATTAGACAACAGTATAAATAAGTATTTGGACCATGGTTATGATGTTACATTAGCATCTATTGATAAAGGTTATATTGAAGGTAATATAAACACATATAAAGATGCTAATGATATGTTTAATGCATTAAATCGTAACAGCAATAATCAAGCTATGGCTCCTAATAAAAACATACTTGATATACCCGGCATGGACAAAGTTAATACTTATTATCGTCGCAATCTTACTGAAATGCAACCTAACTCGTTAATGGGCTTAATTTTACCAGATGGGACAATTGGTTTTAACTCTGAGTATTGGACTCACCTTGATTTCCAAAAGGCAGCAGAAAAACAATTTAATCAAAAGTATGTTGACGCATACAACAGACGATTAGTTGAAATTGCAATAAACGGCAGATTTGGTCGCAACTTCTTTAATTCATTGTCTATACGAATTAACAGTACATTGTCTATTGACCAAAGGGAGTCGTTAATTGACTTTGTAAATGATGCACTTGCAAACGGCACACAGATTGAAATTGAACATGTTCCTTCTGGGGCTTATTCAAGTAGTGACGGTATTGTGGATGCTCGCAAATTGTTACAAAACATAATTCGTCAAGCAAATGCAGCTCGCATGAGTATGGCAAAACAGCCTGGACAATATAAGTATATTACTCGTACTGACCGAGATAATCCCATTGGTAAGGATGGAAATGTTAGATACAAATATACTTATGAGCACGATACTTATGTTGCTAATAAGGATGCTGAAGGTACTAATTTAGAGCACTTTATTAAAAAGGGTCGCCCTATACAAATGAGTAAGAGTACACAAGAATTTGTAATAAAGGCTGACCCAAATAGACTTGCTCCAGAATTGTGGGATATGATTGGTGGTAATGAAGCCGGCACTTTAACTCAAACAAAAGTAATGGATTATTTTCGTAATGCAGATAGTATTAACAAATATACATTCAACTTAATAAATCAATGTTATTTCCAAAACGAAGACATCAAGTCATTTGAGCAAATGGAAAAATATGTTGATTACAAAATTGCTAATTACTATGCATTGCGTGGCGTACTTCGTGCTCATGGTTTAACTGACTTGATATATGATAGACTTACAAGTGATACAGTTAAGAGAATAAACGAAGTTGTAATGCAAGACCCTAAACTCAAAAAGCAATATGAAACAATTCGTAACAGATATGAAACTTACAAAGGTCAGCCGTTACTTATAAATCATAAAGCAATGCGAGTTATGTTTATGAAGTACTTTGATGGCACAGTGCAGTCGCTTGGTTATATTGGTGCAATAAGCAAATTCCTTGCAATTAACGGTTGGAATTTACCTGGTGAAAAAGCCAATGTAAGCTTAGACCAAAATATTGCTAACAAGAAAGGCAGCGATAGTAATACTACAATTCAAGACACTATTGTAGATGAAAGTTCACTGGAAGCGTTCAATGAAACATTGTCCAATCTTGACAGAAAGGAAATGATGAACCAAATTTTACATTATACTGTAGACATACTTCGCGAGAAAGGTATAAAAGTAAATAAGAAAGAACTAATACAAAGTGTTAGAAATTTGTCCGATGATATGTTGCTTGATATGTATACAAAATTGCAATTAGGCGATGTTGTAGGACATACAATGTCTAAAACAGAATTGGACAAAGAGTTAAAAGGTGAGACAACACCTATTGTAAAGACGCCCCGCAGAAACTATCTTAGTTCAATATATAGTCTTAACTCTACAATTAAAAGAAACTTATCGCCTAACGAGGCTAATAAGTTTTATGAAGCACATTCAGATTTGTTTAACGAAGATATTAAAGTTCGTAGAGAATTGTATGTTGGTAAATCTGATAAAGAATTACAAACATTAAGAGAACAACTTCGTAAGATAAGTTCTGATGTTAGATTGGGTGCATATACAAGTAAAACTGCTGAGGCAATTGTAAAAAGTTTAGATAGATTTAAAAAGAAGTACGAAAAAGAAAAACTCAAAGCAATTGCATCTGGTGAACAAGTTGCAAAAGAAAGACAACTTAAAGTAAGTGGCTATGAATTTGACATTGCAAGTGATGTAGAAATACCGAGCGAATTAAGAGCAATACTTGATACCACGTTTGAAACTTTTAGAAAGACTGATGTTAAGTTCCTTAGCGGCGAAGATGAAGTTCATATGCAGATGAATGCAACTAAGTTTTATGAGCAAAATGCTGATAGACTTATGCAATTAACAAGTGAAGATGCTACAAGCATTATTGACTTCTATCAAAATATGATGTTTGTAGGTAAAATAAATACCGAGGATATTCGTAAGTTTAATGTGTTTAAATTGTATATGCTGGGTTATTTGTATGAGCAAGGTCAGCAAGGTTTAATGCACATGAGCGGCGAAACTCTTGCAAGACTTAGCAATATGATACAATCAGTTGCATCTGATGCCGGTACACAACTTGCTGCATTCCGTTCTATTCTGGACAAAATAAATCCGCAGAAGAAAATACTTCAATCTGCAGCTCGTAAATCTGGTATTGAGTTTAGAGAGGCTGACATCGAGAACTTAATAAAAATTGTTAAAACAAACGATGTTAAAAAGATTGAAAACCAAATGCATACAATGTATGAAAACGGTTTAAAAGCATTCTTAGCCAAGAAAGGAAATGAAGGCAAAGTTAATCAAGCATTGGATGCTATGTGGAAATTTCAGCGTATAGCGATGTTGTCTTCTCCTGGTACTTGGATACGCAACATTGTATCAAACAACCTTGTTAGTGTTGGTAATGATGTTGGCGGCATTATTGGTAACTTGTTTACTGGTAAGAAACATAAGGAAGGACAATATAAAATAACAGGCACACAAGTATCTGATGCTACTGCAGCCTGGGTGAAAGCGAATTTTGTAGATAATGGCTTGATGGCGCTTATATCGGATGGAGTTAGCAAATATGATATTCGCAAATCCAAAAATATGGATGGTCAAGACATTATTGTATCGTTAATTCGTAACAAAGTTGAAACGGAAATTTTTAATCGTAACAACTTTAAAAGTAAAGGTATGAACAAAGTTTCTGAATTGTTATTCAAAGTATTGTCAGACGACCCTTGGATAAATAAAAGAACTTTGAGATACTTTGGCAAAATGTTAACAGAAGATAATGTTAACTTAAATGAAGGTTTAAGTAACCAAGTAATGAATACTTTTGCAGAAGCATATACAATGGCTGCATGGGATTATATGCATAAGCCTAATATATTTAACGCACTTGAAGAAGTTATTCGTCGTAAAGGTGGCGCTGCTGGTTATTTTGCTTGGAAACAATTTTTACCTTTTGCATCCGCTGGTTGGAACTGGTTTGTAGAAGGTTTAAATTATACACCTATAGGCCTTGTTAAAGCAGTTGTAGATTTTGCAAGACTTGAAAAGACAATTGCTAAAATGGACAAAATTAGACAAGAGGGCGACCAAGCGCCTAGCAGTAGATTTGCAGAGTACATTACAAAACGTAATATTGGTAAAGGTGCTATTGGTACTGTCGGTTTAGTTATAGGTGCTTTACTTGGCGCAGCTGGCGTAATGGGTATTGACGACGATGATGGTGCTGTTAAGATTAGCGTAGGCGATGTTAAAGTAGATATTAGCAATTTATTCGGAACATCAGGATTGTTGATGGGAGCAGCTTTAACAGGTGGATTAACTGATAAGTCGCAAGATGGATTTAAACGCTTATGGAAAGCAATTGGCAACACATTCGATGTGGCTATGCAAGATAGTTTCTTTGCTGATTTATTCAATATGTTCCAATATGCTGATACACCTTTTGATTGGATAATTGCACAACCTATGGAAAGTCTTAACACATTTGTACCTAACATACTTAAAACTTTCAACAGTCTATTGTATAATCACAAAGTGAAATACAGTTCTGGTATATTATATAACCTTGAAAGTTTTGTAGTAAATGCAATACCCGGCATAGCATATGCTTTTCCTAAGAGGGTTGACCCTTATACAGGTAAAATAAAAACCAAATACAAAGTACCGTTTATACTTGATTTGATAAATCGCATGAGTCCTATTAAATTACAGGCTTATGAAATAAGCGAAGTAGAAAAACAAGCTATTGCAAATGCTGTTAAGAAAACAGAATTAACAGGTAGATACACTGACATCGGTGAACTTAGCAATAAAGATAAACAAATCCTTAATGAGAAGTACGGCGAGTTAAACCATTCGGATTTGAACAAATTGTATAACGACCAAATACTTGTATCAGTGGATATGCCAAACGGTTCTCGCAAAGAGTTGAGATATTCGCAAATGTCAACAGAGCAAAGAAAAAGCGCTATCGAAAAAATAATGACCGATAACGCTAAGATTGCTAAGATTTATGTTTACACTAAAGGTGGTGGCAAATATTATGCTACCAATAAAGAGTGGGAAGAATTACGAAAGATGGGTATAACACTAAATGTGTTTAAACAAACAAATAAGTTAAAAGGATTTATTTAATCCTATACCATTTGTTTCTCACTAATCTTTCGTGCACCCACATTAACTCCTCCATAGGTCCTACCAGTTCAAGGTAGTCACCAGCAAACGGGCATCTCACATAGAGGTGCTCGTTTGTCATTTCAAGGAACTTTAACGAACCTTTAACCGATAAACATCTTTGTATAATATAGTTATATGTTTCTATTGCAGATAACTCATATGGTATGAATGTATCAGTGTGTATTTGTATCATAATTTTCTCCTTTTCATTCATTTTAATATATCATAGAGATGAATTTTATTCGGTCGAATATATTATCGACCGAATATATTTCGTCACCCTATGATATATTAAAATAACCCTGGATTGATTTTCAATCATTATCATATTTAAAATTATTGATTTTGTCACCAAACACGTTGACCCAATCAATTTCCAATAACTCTGCTGCATCAGTTATGTAATGCATAAAATCAATCTCTTTTTTAAGTGCTTTAATATCTATTGTTCCTAAATCTTCATTAACGACTTTACAATTATCCGGCAGATTAGGAAAGCTGTTATAAGATGGAACACCATTCCTATACTTAATTTTGTACAATTTGCCATATCTATTGTCTGTCACAGCAACTACTCTGTTTGCTCTTGTAAGTTCTACTTCTGTACCGTCATTGTATCTTTGTACAACTGTTCTGAATGTGGGACCTTTTTTACAAAATATACAAAAGTCTTCTACATTTTTATTATTTACAATAGATTTAACAATGTTAGAACCTAACAACAAATATTCAATAGCTGCTTTTGATGCTGCATATCCACCAAGAGTACCAATGTTAGGATAACCAGGTCGTTTCCAAGTATATTGTAACCACTCACCACAGAGTTTGATGTGGTCGCCATATCGCAAGTTTTTATTCCAATCTAATACGCCATCCCAACTTGCTTTTGTTAACAAGTAATTATTAACATCTCTTTGCCATATACGATGCTCTTCGTCGAACTCTAATTCCATATTCATAACTTGCATAAATTTATCACAAATACTATGCATTTTATCAAGATACTTTCGTTTGATATAAAACATAATACCATCAGTATTTGTTTGTATAACTTTTAAATCTGGAATATGTTTATACAATTGGCAACCAAGCGATGCAAGAATAATTTGTCCCAATCTACAAGTTGTAAGACACATATACTTATCATACAAAGGAAGATACTTGTTACCAGACGCACCGAATACAGTGTTAAGAATAAGTTTAAACACTGATACTTGCTCTTTCTCTTCTTTTGTTTTATTATCTTTATGCTTTAATGCAATACGGGTATCTCTAATCCAGCGATACTTTTCTTTATCTTTAATTGCTCTTGATAAACAATTAAAGTTCAACATTATAGCAGGATAAAACGAACCGACATCTGCATTTATCAAAGCCCATTCTTCGTTACTTTCTACATACAAGTTATTACAATATATAGAATGAAGTCCACCGTTACCAAATGTAACATCGTTGTCAAATAATCGGAATGTCAGAGTTCTTGCAGAAGGTTTGCCATCTTTGTCAAATGTGTATGGATTACATAATATCTCGTCTACAATTTTGTTGGGTATACTATCATAAACATATTCTCTTATGCTACTTGGCAATACAACATCTGACCTTAATTCATCCGCAAATGTCGTATAATGTGCATCAAGTACTTTTGCACAAAGATTAGCATTTGTATTTTTGTAGCAATCTTCCTCTGGAATATTAAATACTCTGCCAACAGCAAGTTTACCAAGTGTATAATCATACTTAATATTTTTATGATAATACATTGACGCATAAACATCGTGTTTATTATAATATATAATACTGTCAATATCTTCTGCTGTCAAATCTTCTTTGTCAAATGGAACTTCTGTTTCACGAATATCCAGTCCCATAATTGCTTCACAATCTTTAAGACTTCCGCCATTCGCATCGTCCATCAATTCGTTATATGCTTTAAGCCGCATTTTCTTTTTTGCAAACGATGCCAATCTTATATGTTCCTTTGACTTAAATTGGTCGCGAGGTACAATTATAATATCGTTTATACAACGAACTTGTTCTGGTGTAAATCCTTGATAAATTGCATTTGCTATAATCAAGTCATAACCTTTTATATTGTAACCTGTAAGTACATACCCATCTTCTCGCAAATATTGTAAAAGCCGATCGCGAGAATTAGGCTCGTCAGACCGGACTACTACAAAGTTATCTTTCATTTGTTCATTAAGTTCACCATCATCTGGATAATCGCCAAATGTACAACACCACCAATGAGGATATACCTCAAAGTCAAAAAATCTTAATTTCATAACTACTCCTTAATAAGGTCTATACTCTGGGTCAAAGTCACCTCGTTTAATAAAACATTGTGTAGGTGATTCGTTTTCATTTAAGGTTGTAAATGCAACATCCAAATCAAACAATGCTGTTAACTCTTCTTTGAAAGTGAACATTGACATTTGTCCTTTGTATCCATTGTTATCAAGCCACTCTTTAAATTGTTTATACAATGTTATACAACGCTTATTATGAAAATCACCTAAACAATAATTGTACTCATACAGCCATTCAATTAAAGGACTTTGTCTGCGTCTAAACACATCCAACAGTGCCTGTTCGCTTTGTACAATACGAAATCTTCCTTCCTCTAAGGCAATTTTAATAGCAGCTACACATTTAAATAAAAAGTATTCCATATCTTGTTCAGTTACTCTTTCCATAAACAGTAAATCTGGATTTTGTACTTTGTGATTTAACTCAATCAATACCATTCTACGATACAAACCAGTTGTTTTATCCATAATTTTTGGTAACTTATTACAAGAAAACATCAATGTTGTAAATGATGTAAATTCCATTGGTTCAGCATATATCTGTCTAACAAGTATCTTTTCACCAGATACAATAGACTTGAATTTGCCTGTGTATTCAAGAGGACGATTGTCCATAACATCATCATCTATGTTTGCAAGTTTACCACAAGTAGATGCTAAGTGATAGTCTTTGTCAAATTCATTTAATGCTACGTGTGAACAATTTGCATCGCCTAACATCTTGGAAATTAAGTTTGTGAATGTAGATTTACCAGTTCCACCTTCACCACGGAATATAAAAAATTTGCTAAATAAATTGTTCTTTAACAAAGTATATCCAGCAATTTGATACAAAAACATCATCTTTATCGGGTCGCCGTTACTTATATCTTTCATAAACTGGTCAATACGTGGTGAATAAGGCGGGTCTCCATTGTAATTCCAAGGAATATAAATAGTGTTTAAGTCATTCTTTGACGGCATTTGTAATTCGCCAGTTACAAGATTTATAACTCCGTTTTTACAAGCAATTTTATACCAGTCTTTGTTTATTTCCTCGGATGATATATTTTGTTTTACACGAATAAAGTTAAGTATTTCTGTTCTTGCTGCACGACTAAGATTTTTACTTACTTCAAAGTGAATAAGTTGTTCCGACTCTATCAATGACAAAGGTTTATAATAAACACCATTAAACTTAAATAACCTATCTCCTTGTGCAATTAAGTCAAACTTATCACAAAGTTCTTCGGCTATTTTGTTATAATAGTTCATCTTTTCTTTTGGGTCAACAGGTTGTTTAACGGGTTCTTTTTGTCGTAACACTGTTTTATACAGTTCGCTATTGGCCATTGGTGTTTCAAACTCGTATTCATTTATAATACGAATACACTTTTCAATTTCTTCGTCATTTAACTTGTGGCATTGTTCAAGTCTTGTTCTCCATTTAAACAATGCAGAGTTACGGCCATCACCGTCCATCATTCCAATAAACGATGGTGTATTGTCATTTAACAATGGCTTTAAAAAATATGGAATATCTTCTACAGCATCTTTCCATTTACCCCATTGTCTATGAGGGTCATTTATTGGCAGTATGATGTAACCTGTTTCATTTGCTCGTGTATCAATTACAATGTTAAGACCACATTTTTGTCGTGAGTTACTTTTAATAGAATTGCTTGGGTCTTTTAACAAAATATGTATGCCACGAGATGTATAGTTATATGAATAACTTACTTCCCATTTTGTTAAAAGTTTTTCGATACAATCTTGTGCATACTCATCATCAACATTGTCTACATCTACAATTACATACCCTCTTGGTACAATCCAACCGATTCTATATCCTTCCTCAGCAGCTTTTTGTGCTTCTTCATAATTTAACGGATTGGATTTCCATCTGTTTAATGCTGCTTTAAAATCTAAGTGACTGTCATACTTTTTGTTTTCCCATGCAAGTGGGTCATACTTTGGAATTAAAGCATATTTACTGCCTGGATATTGTTTATTAAGTCTTGCAAGTTGTTCGTTCATCTAACACTCTCCTTAATAGCATAAAACATATCTGACAATGTTTGTTTATTTTGTACTGCACCCCATACTTGATTTTCAACGGTGCCTTCTGCAATAAGTATTTTTACACTAACTGGTTTATCTTGGCCCATTCTGTGAACTCGACGCATCATTTGTTCGTACATAATATAAGAATAATCCATAGTGTAAAATATAACATTTGCACACATTTGTAAATTAAATGACTCACATCTTGCACAGTTAAGTATAAGAACATTGTGTTTTCCTTTCTTAAACTGCTCAATATCTTCTGTCCAACTTTTACCAATATTCGTAAGATGTTTTGCAATACTGTTGTAATCGTGTTCAAACTTATATACAAGCAATGTAGGCTCATTTGACAAATTGTTAGTTAACCATTCAAGTTTATTGTTAGGTTGAATATCTAATACAATTCGTTTAGTATCATCAACAGGGTCGGGCAAATACATAAATCCGTTTGCCAGTTGTTGTAACTTCATTGTTACACTTAATTTTGTAAGTGTAGTAATATAATCGGGAGTATCTATAACACCTTGTTTTGCAAGTAAATATTCTTTTGATGGCTTAAATGGAATAGATACTTGTTCTATTGTACAAGGAGGCATATTATCATCTTCCTCGTAATCTACACGTTGTGTATACATTGCAATATTTCGTTCCCAACCGGCTTTATACTTGTCATTTATTCCTATAGGTTTCTTTATCATCATACCTCTCAGGAATTGTTTATCTACATCACAACAGGTATCTACAAATTGTGTATAACTAATACTTCCCCATTTAGATATATTCATATTATGAAACTGACAAAATATATCCAAGTCATTGTTACCACGAGGTGTTCCAGACAATGCCCATGCATAAGGAACTTTCTTTGTTAACAAATATACAAGTTTGCTTATCTTAGAACTGTGTGACTTAATCTTGTGCGATTCGTCTACAATTATTATATCAAATTTTGTTTGTAATAATACAGTTCTCATAGCATCTTGTATTGCTTTTGTAAAAGTAATAATTGAAGTATGTTTAGGCAATATGTGCTGAGGTACAATTTCGCTCATCCACATCTTTGTAACCGCATCAGCAGTAGACAATATAAGTACTCTTGCTTTACCGTTCATACTCTCGTCTATTGCTCGTGCTGCTTCTACACAAGGATATGTTTTACCTTTACCTGGCTTATAAAACAAACAGGCGTGTTTCATTTCAAGTAAGAAATCACGCCCTATTAACTGATAATATTTTCTATTTTGCAGATACTCGTTATATAACATTTTCGTCTCCTGTAAGTTTAATCATAAGAGCCTCTACAATATTTGCATCGTCAGTAGCAATCCAAATACCGCCTGCTGCTTTTATTTGTTTGCCTACAATTTTCTGTGCTTCGGAAACTTCACTCAAATGATTTTCTCGTTTCAACTCTATTCCTACGAATTTGCCTTTGACACAAGCAACAAGGTCAGGTCTACCTTTTTCAGTAAAAATGTTACCGTTGTTCTTAAACACATAGCCGCCATACCGCCTTATAATTCGTTGGCATGCTCGTTGTAAAGCGCTTTCCTTTTCAGTCATAGTTACCTCCTATGTCTAAACTTGTAATATAACAAGTAATAATCTTCCCGGCTGGGAACTCTAATCAGAGCCCGCATTTAACAATATTTGCACCGGGTCAACAAGCTACTTTAACCGAAGTAGTTACGGCTCCAAGATTGTGCAAATTTTAGAGGAGTGGCTGGCGATACATGAGTTGAACATGTACTTACAGAGTCAAAGTCTGTTGCGCTACCATTACGCTAATCGCCAATAAAGTGGGAGAGGTGTTATAACTCCCACTAAACTAAGTGTTCTACCGAAAGTTTGATTTTATTATTCTTTCCACTTAGTTCTGGAGCCAGTTGTCAGATTTGAACTGACGACCTGCTGATTACAAGGCAGCTGCTCTACCTACTGAGCTAAACTGGCATATATCCGGCATTTATAGTCAGCCGGAAAGACTTGGTTACGGGTAGTGTAAGTTAATTATGCAAAATTGTATGTCATAGTATCAATCTTGTAACTAATTTTTTCTTCAACACCGTCTTGGAAAGTACCATCATCCAAAGGAATTTTAGTTTCTTTTTGATAAGTGTCTTTGACAACTGTTGCAATAAACTGTTTACCTACAAGTTGATTGCCAATCTGTTCATAATCACATTCGAACGCTTCAATCTTTTCCTCAGTATCAAGTTTAAGACATGCTTTGATAAGATTGTTAAACGACCATCTTGCTTGTTTTACAAGAGAATGCCATACATTTGTAGTACCTTCTTTACATTTCATTGTAAACTTCCACATCGGATCGCCCTTTTTGCTTTCAGTGAGTTCTGCCTCGTCTACCGTGAACACAAATTGTCCTTCTTTGCTAAGAAAACCGCCGCCTTCATAATCGCTAAATTTTTCAACCATGGTTAATTACTCCTCCGTTTTTTCTTCTTCGCTCTCTTTGATTTCCGGTACAACCACTTCCGTTCCATCTAATCTTTGAGCCTTGACCAATTGTTGCCACTTATCGTAGTTAAAGTTTTCTACAAAAGCGCCTTCCTGCAATCTTATATCTCTTGTGCCCGTATCCATCAAAGGATGTGGACCAACATAGACTAAAAACTTTACTGTCTTTTCGCCTTTTTCATTATATACTGTTTTCCTACAGCAATAAAAAATATTGGACGCATCCTTCATATACTTGGTTGCCGAGTTTTTAGTAAGGTCAGGTATCATACGCAATTCTTGATTAAGACCACTTGTTTCGTACATTTCAATTTCTTTAACGTGAGATACCCACACAAATTTTGTAGCATTTTCTTGTGAGAATCGTTTCATATTATCCTTAATGTTAAGGACCATTTTGGAAACGTCTCCCCACTCCTGGGTAGAAAGTTTTTTGCCTTTCATAAATTCCATATATGCTACATAATCATCTTGCAATGCTCCAATTGTATCAACAACAATTGTTTTAAATTTAGGAGCATCTGCTTTACGCAATTCACGAAGTAATTCCGCAAGTTTCTCAATGGATGTCTTATTTATTTTGCCGTTAACAGGCATATCATTGCTAAGATTTTTAACTTTAATTAAACCTTTTTCAATATCTTCTCTGAAACCTGTAAGAAGTACTCGTCCACCGCCGTCATTACCAACAGACACATAAAGCAAAGGTTTAGGATAACTGCCTGCTACAAGTGTCTTACCAGACTTAGGCTTACCAAAATATAAGTCTATGTCGTGAGTTAAAAATGTATCAAATTCCATTTGACACCTCCAACTAATTATTTATAAATTTTAGCACATCAATAATATTGTGTACTTCCCAATTGTACCACATGAAGCCCATGTCCTTACAAAATTGTTTTAACATATACAAATGATGTTCATATGTATTTACAATTTGTCTATGTACTGCTACATCTACGATGTTATCTTCGCCACGTTTCATAGCATTTGCAAAAGCATTTTTGTTATAACAGTAAATTACTTTCGAACCTTTAATCAAATCAATATAACTTTCAACAGACGTTATATAACTGTTTTCTTGGTCTACAATACGATATACAAATTCGGTCATAGGACCTCTGTCTACAAGAACAGTTTTGTTTGTAGTTCGTCCTTTATCACACAATGCTTTCATAGCATCATACTCTGCTGTCTTGCAGTCTAACCTCGGCGGTGACTGAATACTATTGTAACCATACTCTTTAAGAGTATTTAGTAGGCTTGTCTTGCCGCTGCCATCCGCCCCTTCGAGCCACACTAACATGTTTGTCCTCCCCAAAATAAATTTGTTTTTGCATATCAATCATATCTTTGATACAGCCGTGATACATTGGTTTAACTAATAGTATTCTTTGCAAGTCCTCTGCATTATTAAAGTAACAACAAGATTGCAAACAATCAAATCCCTTGTAAATATTCCTATTAGGGTCTTTTGGTTCATATATAAGAGGAATACATTCACCTCTTATTGCCTCCCAAAACCTTGCCGATAACATTGCAGGAAACTCAGAATAATCGTCGTCTGCAATTATTGTATATCTTGCTTGTGATACAAGTTCTATCCAATCTTTACCAAATACTTTTATATTGCGATAAGTAACTGGATGTTTGTGTTTATGCTTATAATCTACAAAATCTACAACCTTTGCTTCTGTGCGCTCATTCCAATTTCCAACGATAATTGGAACTGTTAAATATCTTAACCAATCCAAGTGTGATTGTCTATGCTTAATAGTACCATACATTATATAAGTTAAATCAAACTTTTTTTCTTGGACAGTTATTTCACCAGGATAACATTGTGTTTCGGATAATGAATAATTATACTTTAATTCACGCAACATATCTTTCCAAGTCATAGGAACTAAATCATCATTTATTATATTGTGCTCAGTATAAAAACAATTATGAAATCCTTTCATTCTACGACTGTCATACTTGTTAAATGTACTGTCATAACTTCCTATCGCTTGATAAACATCATCCCAATAAACTCTAAATCTTGCATCACCAAGCCATACTACAATTTGGTCTTTCGGCAATTTTTCAATAACTTCTGACCATACTTCAAACTTGCCTTTGTTTTGAAAGTAATATGGATGCGCTTTATAATCGGCAATTACAAAGTAATCGTCTTTGTCATATTGCAATAATTTAAGTTCATCTAACTTAGTTACACATCTTGCTACAGGCTTTTTACAATGACGATTTAAAAAGTCTCTTGTATATTGCATCTCACGTTGTGCATAACTTTCTGGAATTAAAGATACAAGAAATATCATTATCTAACTCCTTTGTAATGGTCATATAACTTCATCATTAACTCATAATCACGTTCGTAGATATGCATATTATCTGTGTGCCAATGAATTAAACCTACTTTGAGTTCTGGATAAAATTGTTTAACTTCTGCTAAGAATTTTTTGTATACAAATACTTGCCAACCAAAATCGTTAAAGAAACCGGTAGTAAAATCATTAGACCTCATTGTAACCATCATATGTAGTTCATTGTCTTGTACCATAAATGAAGTTGCATATGTACAAATAAAATCACTATTTGCGTGCACGCCATCGCACCACTCTTCTACAATGGAAGGTCTATTGTAAATCATAACTGCATGTTTTGTATGCTTTTTCTTAGCCATTTGTGATACGGCATGTTTATATTGGCTATAATTTCCTTCGTCAAATGCCAAATAACCATAGTTGGAATTTACCATTCCTTGTCTTGTGCATATTCTTTGCCATATGGGATTTGTATCAATTCCTTGATGATGATTTATACAAAGGTCGTGTGATAAATACCATTGCAATTCATTATATAAATAATTGTACTTTGTTTGACGAATATCTGCAAGATTTATAAATGATGAGTTAGGTTCAAGTTTCATATTAACATCTAATACTTGACACAATTTATCAGTACACTTATTTGCTTTTAATCTTCGTCCAATAGGCAAAATTACATTTCTAACTATTTGCAGTTCGTTCAGTGTTATCGTCGGTGTTGCTGTTAACTTCGTTTCCTGCATCTTCGCTCTCCTTATCAAAAGTTACTTCTTCATACTGAGGGTCATTAAAATACTTATGCACAAGTTGTATAAACTCGTGACGATTTTTAAGATAACCGTTTTTAATCAATGTACGAATAACAACCATTGTTGCAAATGCCATTTCGTTGACAGAAGTACCTTCATCCGCTTTGACTGTGTACAACGATGTTTCAAAATCTGTTTCAACATGCAATACAGTTTTAACAGTTTTTACAGGTTCTGTTTCCATTTAGTTCTCCTTTAAAATCGTGTATTTTTAAAATGGTCATATTATAATATATTCATTTTCAATTGAAATATTCCCATCTAAAATAAATCGTGAGAGGTTTTAATATACCATAGATGGCCATAAATATTATTATCGATTATTTATATTAGAAAATATTTGGTCATTCTATGATATATTAAAATCATTCAATAGTTAAAATTTTGGCGGTGCAGTTACTTTATCTACAAGGCGGTTCATATACCATTGTGCTTTCAATAAGTCTTCTGTGAAATGGCCTTTGTCAGTACAACGATATAAATACTTTATCACTTGACCTGCAAGAAATGCACACTCATTATGCATATGTTCCACAACTGCTGCAATACAATCTATACACTCAATGCTACGAGTATAATGCGGCGGATGATTTACTATTTCTTGTACTTTTACTTCGTCATTCATCAAATTTTACCTCCAAATATTTTCTACTTGCCAAATAATCTGCAAGATGTACAAGTTGCTGATTTACGGTCAATGGTACCGGTAATATAATATCTGGATAATAGTTATTTGTATTCCACTGACCCATGTGAGTTTCTATAAGATTACAAACATTGTTAATATACTCGTCGTCTGGGAATTCTTCTGCACCACTTTCATATTGCAAATATTCAAGCCATTCGCGAACCAGCAATGGATGGTCAAACTTTGTATATTTGCTGGGTATATCATCATAACCATGTTTGCACATATCGTGTAATATAAGTGCTGCAATACCCCAATCTTTGTTGTCAATAACTTCCTTATATTGCTGTAACGATGCTATATCATTATATATCTTAACTGCTGCACATGTATGTCTATACAAACCACCTTCGCCTTGTGCATATGTAGGATGATATTTGCCAGTACTGGATGCCTCTTCTTTCATAAACCACGCTGGCATACTACAAAGAATACGCTGAGTTGCTAAACGAATGCTTTCATTTTGTATTAAATTAACTTCTTTGTCAAATGGTATCATTATAATAACTCCTTCAAATTAAATAATTGCTGGGAATAATTGTTAATCAATTGTGATTGATTATTATATTGTTCTTGTGCATATGCTATTTTTGTATCTATACATTTTATTAGCTGCTTTACAATATCATCATACAAAGTATCACTATTTTCATAATCTGAAAACTCATAAACGTGCTTTTGTCCATTATCAAAATACAATTCTACAATATGACTTAATCTATAATCGTCATAACCTATTTTAATTCTACAAATCGACTCTGTAATTTTAAATTGTACTTCACAGAATGTTGTATAACTACTAAGTTCTTCAAATGTCTGCCTGCTAATCAATACTTGTTACCTCCTTGTCGTATCTTACTTGTTTAAGTCTTGGAAATCTTAATGAATAATATTTTGTTCCATTAAGATTAGCATTTTGACTCATTGAAAAATAACCCACTTCAATTATCTTACCTACAATAAGCGAAGGGTCCATTGCCCACAATTCACGCTGTTCATCAGATAAACCACTTCCTACTTTTGCAGCAATATATTTGTTATCTGCTATCGCTTCACAGTGTAATGCTCCTACCATACCATCATATTTGCCGGTGCCGTATTCCCAATCTACAACAAGCATGTCCATTGTATAAGTATTTTTAACTTTGATAAGATCGGCTGTACGCTTATGCTGATATGTTGCATCTCCGTTATTTAATATTACACCTTCGGCGCCGGCGGATGTCATACAATTAAGTAATGATTCTATTGTTGACTCATAATTACAATTTATTTTTGCAAGCACAGGCAATATTCTGGTTTCTGCCGTTGTGCAATTGAGGCTATCTAAAAATCTGCGACGTGCAAAATAACAATCGTCTGTCATAACATCAAATATATTATACACTAATTGCTTGCCAGACGACTTACTATTTATTAAGCCGGATGTTTTATTAAACTCGTTATGATACTTGGGTATTACAAGGTTGTGTTTAAGTGCATTAGCAGCTGCTATGCTGTCATGTGTTTGCTGAGGTGATAACAATTCGCCATCATATACAACATCTGTAGGCAAATCACCCATGTCAATATTAACTTTAAGTGGTTTACCACTGCGACTTGTGAACAACCATTTGTTGCCGTCATATCTTGCAATACATCTGTTACCATCAAGTTTTTCAGTTATATAATACACTGTATTGTTTAATCTAACATCCTCAAACTTCTTAGCAAGCATTGGCGCAAGACCATCTTTCGGCAATTGTGAAGGACCTATACCTAAACGAAGTGTTCTGTTTACAATTGGTTCAATAAAATCTGCCTTATACTGGCATTGTATCATAGCCATATAAGTATTTATATCTGCAAAATTATTGCTATTCATAGGCTTATACAATGGAGCAATATATTGTTTTATTGTACAATTTAGACAACTGCTATCTACTACTTTGTCAAGCAACTCTCTATAAGTATAACCTAACTTATGTTTACCTGCAAGTATTTCAAGTATATACTGCCAGTCGTCTTGTAATTCGGCTGGTATAGTAGATATAATTTGTTCTTTTTCCAATCTACTATTTGTACTTTGCAAATCAATAAATACACTTTCGAAAATACTTATTCTTTGTCCTAATGTCATAGTTACTCCCAAGGCAATTCGCCAAAATATACTTTAGTTATTTCTTCATCTGACAATTCAGAGTTATTATTTTTGTTATCCAATGATGCCATATACTCTTCCATTGTAATTTGATGGTTCTTATCAACTTCTTTCTGCTTAACCCATTTTAGCCACTTGCCGCATTTAGCACAATAAATGCCCATATGAGGACCGCACGGGATAAGTTTAAATTCGTTGTCATTGCCACAATATTTACATTTGTCAACTCCTTTCATTCTTCATCTGCCCTCCAATGTTTACAAGGTTCCATGCCATTTTCAATACACCAACAGTTATATCTACCTTCGGCATCGTCTGAGTCTTGATAACATTCGCATGTTTCGCAAGATTGATTACAAAAATTATAAAAACAATTAGTGCAATTATGTTCCATTGCGACCTCCATTTAAATAATTAACACGCTTCGCCGCATCTTGTTCACGAGAATATCTTTTTGCTACATAAAATACATCGTTGCTATAATCATCTATTGTAGTATCAATAGTACGCAAGTAATATCCTACTTCAAACATATCGTGGTTAATACGATATACCCAACATTTACCATTTTCACCAGCCATACCCATGGGTCCACACGGTCCTCGTTCGCCAGGGTCACCTTTCTCGCCTTTTGCAGGGCGTTTTACAATAACATAAACCGAACACATAACAGATAGCACAATTGCTGCCGCAGATAATATAATTTCTAACATATTTCCTCCAACATAAATAATATTTGTCTTGATGTGTATCTCACACAACGAATAAGGTTGCCGTTCACATCATATGCTTTTCCGTCGCACTTGGTACTTTTATTGCAATAACATACTTCTATGTTATTACCATCTATTGTTTCAAAGTGCTGCAACAGCTTACAGTTACTACAATGTATATCCTCACAATCATAATATATGCATGTATCACACAACATTAATATCACGCTCCATTAATAAAATTGTAAATGTTTCACCGGGTTTGTCTAAGTCAAACAATCTTTTGTAATAATAGTGAGCAAAATATGCTTTATTGTTATCTCTTAAAAACGACATACAACATACTTTTGCTGCATTGCCATGCGAATACATATTTACTTTATACATTCCATCGCCATATTTTGAAAAACGCAATACCATATCACCATTGTCAGTTAATCCTACATCACAACTATTTAATTTAAATTCGTTTTCTACTGCAAAAATTAAATCTGCAGGTATATAAAAGCCATATTTAGCTGAACTTATAAATATGTTCTGTTTACAATGTTTGGAATGATACCAATTTATGTTCATAATCTTGAAATCCTCCCTTGATTATTACAAAGTTGCAATTCTTGTAATACTTGCAACATCAACTTAGGACTAATATCTTCGTCTGGTGTTTCTACAAAATTTTGTATCTGCACCCTAATAAACGACGCTAATTGTCCTTTGGATGTTGTACCATTTAAACGAGCGAGTTTCATAATAGCAGCTTCTTTAAGTTTGTCGTCTAAATAGAAGTTAAACAGTGATTTAGACATCCTCATCCTCCTCGTCTTCCGACAATTTACAAATACCACAAAATTCGCACGCTGCTGCATCGTCCTCACACCATTCGCAATCGCCTTCTACAAAAGCATCATCAAATGTATGCATTATTTGTCCTCCTTTAATTTATTTTCAAGTTCTTTGTACTTGGCTTCTAAATTATAATAGTCTTGATATGCTTTATTTAACTTTTCGCTATAATAAGCGTCCAATTTTTGTTTTTGTATAACACCATATGCCCATACAATTACGACAATTATAGCAAAAATAATTATAACTATTATTTCTAATGCTGTAAGTGTCATTTAAATTTGTCCTCCAATCCTAACCAAGGTTTACAAATTGACAAATACTCACACGACTTACAGTTATATGCGCCGTATTTCCTTACAAATGGAAGTTTATGTTCTTGCATATAATCTATAAGTTTTGCTTCTTGCATTATATCATCTGCAATGTTGTGTACAATATCCAAATCAGCATATTGCTTTGATAAATATGCAGGTTTGTTAAGAGCCAATGCACAATAACAGTCGTGATAATAACCGCCTGGCTCACAATTGTAATACGCATCGCCTTTGTGAATTGCATCAACTGCTTTCTTGTACATATCTTGTGATAAGTTTTGTGACTTAGAACGAGATAATGTACCATTTGATAACAATGTAGGTTTGCCAAAGTCTTGTTTGGGTATATCAATATATCCATACTGAATGTTATGCAATGGTATATCATATTGCAAGTGTACAAGAAATGCATATAATGGCAGCTGACTATCAAGGTCAAAGTCGTCTTGTGATTTACGATTTACACTAAATTTGTAATCAAGTATTATGGCATGTGTTGGAGTATACAATAGAAGGTCTATTACACCTACAATGGCTTGTTTACAAGGTCCATAACCGAGTTTGCCAAGTAACTCAGGTGGTATCTGTATCTTTACTTCTCGTTCTATTATAGGTTCTAATCCAGACTCATCTTGTAACTCGTCATAACATTCTTTTTCGTAGGTGGATGTTTGTTTTATAACGGCCATGAAATATCTTTGCCAAGAACTAATCTGAAACTCAGTTTTAAGGTTTGGATATAATACTTCGCTCGGTATAATCGTATGATACTCACCTGGTTCTACAAGACCAAGATTACAATGGTCTCGCAATTGGCCTGCTTTTTCTAACACCTCATGTGCCATAGAACCAAATACAAGGTGAGGCGACGGCTTTGCCGGCAAGGGTATTCGTTTTATATAGTGTAAATCATATTTTGCTGGACAGTCCATAAAACAATTAAGACTGCTATTTGAGTGAGACATCTTCTACCTCCCAGTGTTTGTCTGACGAGAATGTGTACTTGCCATTTGGACTATCTACATAATGCTGTAGGTCATATTTATCACCGCCTGGTGCAAGATAATAGTCACCTGCAATTTCATCCTCAGATAACTCGTGAGCATACTCGTCCGTATCTACATATATTTGCTCGCCGTCTACCATATCTGTCCATCCACTAAATGCCACGCCAATTCTATCATCGTGAGCATTTTTGGAAAATGTGCGAGGCAAATACAATTTAGCCATTATTATCTTCCTCTTGCAATTTTTCTTCGTATAACTGCTTGTTATACAAATAAGAGTCGCATACGGTTGACACAGTATCTACATAGCTGCAAATATCTTCTGTTGAAATAAACTTTTCCTCTTTAATAACAACAGCCAATCCTTGTGTCATAAGCCTTACTTGTTTGTCTTTCTCCTCTAATTCTTGTTTGTAATATTCGGCAGTTCCGTATTGTGCCATAGTTAATCCTCCTTTTTAGATAAATCCTTTATTATAAGTCGTTTCAATAATTGTTCCTCAGTTGTAGCTAATTTGTGATTGCAATGCTGTTTACATAATATGCTCGCAATGGCAGACGCATACTGATAAAATACAGGTTGATTGTGTCTTACAAAAGACCTTTCCGCAATGTCATAATATCCTAACTGTGCTTTCTGCTGAGTACAGCCGCCTATATACAAATAGGCCCATATGAAACCCTCGCGAGGTATTAAATGAATTGTGTGAGATGCAGGGGCAAATGTAGGTGGATTTTTATCACAAATATAATATGTGTTCTTATACATTATTATCACCCATTAAATCCTTAAACAATTTGTCAAAGTTAATTTGTTCGACTTCTTGTGCATTTGACAACATCTCATCTACAAATGATGGATGTATCTTTCTAAGCATATTTAACAACTCATTGTTCTCACACAATGAGGCAGCTGTCTTAATACAGAGTGCATATAACATAACTGATTGCTTAAAGTCTATTAGTATTCTTTCACCCAATTGCACCTGAACCCTTTGTGTATTCTTGTTTGTACTTATTACAATTACTGATTCGCCAGTTGTTGTGAAACGCTCGTCGTTGTCGGTATTTGTTACAGTTACTTTATACATTGTTCTTTCCTCCAAACTTCTTTTTAAGGCTCTTCACCTTGTTCACAGTTGCTTGTGTAGTAGTCTTGGACCTGTACTCTCTAACCATCTGGTCATACTGACGAGGACTTAACTCGTTTATTACAAGGGTACGCATACGAGCATACGCTTCTTCGTCCTCTAAGGCAGAGATGCAGTCTAGTGACGAAGGGTCTTCGATCTGAAACTGCTGATGACCATCCTCGTGTTCTCTTAACTGTTCTATTGATACAAAGGCCGGCGTATATCGCTCTTTGCGAATACTCATTAGCACCATATTTGAGAACGACTTCTGTACAATGCTCTTGTGAATGTAGTATCCTTTATTGTATAATGTTATTATACAAAGACGACACATCTGGCACAAGTCGTCTAACTCTAACCGAGGCCAATGCTGATGCTGAGCAGATGCCAACGAATTTGTTAGAGGTTCTAATATGCTCAGAAGTACTGGCAAAGGTGCTTGTTTATAGCCTATAATATACTTGTGGGATGTGGATGCAGCTGAGGCATATGACTCTTGTATCAGTTTAACTATCTCTATCACACAGTCATATGACAACAGACAATTATATGTGGATGTGTGAGATACACAAAACTGACATTTCCAGCCTATGAGAGTATCATCTTTGTACTCAGTATACACAATGTATGAGTACAACTCATCGGTTATATCTGTTATAACAGACAATGTACGAGCCGGTGAGACAGGACCCGTGGGCGACGACTGAACACGTATCACAATTGTGTCAAGTATCTGACCTTTGTTCTTCACATATTAACTCCTTTAGCCGAGCTGCAATATCTACAATGGTGGCGCGGTGAGCGAGAGGAGCCTGAGACACAGCTCTTGTGAGCGATGATACCACCCGCTGCAGTGAGTGAACATAGCGTGATGTGCTGACTGTTATTATCTGTGATACTGCTTTCCACTCCAGTTCTGTCCACAGCTCGTTGTCTACAAAGTTATACAATATACGTCGCAGAGATACGACCGAGGACCGTTCACCGTGAGTTGCTATGAGGTCTTCATAGTACTCGTTTGTTACAATTATTTTGCACTGTCTACAAGAGATGGACGACCGCGGAGGCGTCGGAGGTAAGTTCTCTATGGGTATACGACCTTGCTCGCCAGCGTCTAACACACGATTTACAACATCTGTGAGTGGGCCGAAGGCTGTAAGAGCGTCGTACACATACTCGTGTAGATATACTGTTATCTCTAACATAAGTTACTCCTTGTGGGATGTGGATGGGAGATGGTCACTTCGTCATACGAGCATGTATGGGACCGTCGAGTGACGAGCGACCTTGCTGCTCTTTTGCTCGTTGCTTCAGTTCCTCTCTACGAAGTCGTTCCATCTCGTTTGTAGCCATAACAAGGTTCCATTCTGCTTTGGCTATGGCAGTGCGATCTTGCCACTCGCCGTAATACAAGGGAGGTGTAAGGCCGGAGGCTGGAATGTCTGAGGGATGTGGTTTGCGCTCCCACAGCTCGACTACGTGTCTTGTATCTGTCTCGTTTGCAGGGAGTATCATGTAACGCTTGATATTCGGATTGTTGCGAACAACTTCTGGCAATGACATAATTAACTTTTAACTCCTATAAATATATTTATATGGTATGCTAAATACAAGGTGACCAAGGCCGTCGGAGGGCGGTATGGCCACCTTGCTTAGCGTATGTGTATACGCAGTGTATCACACGCGGGGTATGTTAGTTCGCAGCTGCTGCATCCTCGGCTGCCATGAGAGCTTCGAGTTCGGCCTTGGCTTTCTCGATGGCCTTCATCTTCAACGCTTTTTTCTGCTCAATGGTCATAGGGCCACGAGGTTTGCGCTCAGGTTTCGGTGCATTCTTCTTGTTTTCCTCGGCGATAGCCAACAGTTCATTGAACCGAGGGTAATCTTCTTCTGTGATAAAGTCAATAAGCGATTTTGCCATTTTATTCTTCCTCCTTTACTTCGTCCATCGCTGCAATCTGTGCCTGCAACTTAGCAATCTTAGCCTCAAGTTTCTCCTTCTCAGTCATGGGCTTGGCCTTAGCTGCCTCGTAGGCCTGGCAAGCTCTTTCGATGATAGCCATATACTCTTCCTTCTCAGCGTCGGACAAATACTCAATAAGTTTTTTGTTCGGTACTGCAAGGGATGTAGTCTGGCCGGGGACGCGAGCTGCTTTAACAGTCAACTCAAAGCCGTCGGGGTTTTCATCCAACTTCTTGTCGGCGACCGCTTTGTTAATCAGTTTGCGATTCGTCGGGTTCTCCGGCAACATGATAGTAGGTTCCCAACCCTTCGGCTGCTTAACCTCCAACTCTACCGGTTCGTTCTGGTCGACAGTCATAAAGTACTTGTCGTCTGTGCGTGTGATCGTTACCATGGTAACTCCTCCTAAATATTATTTATTCCTCGTTGTACAGCGTGTGGTGCACAGCGTAGGTTACAAAGTTACAAGGTCCGATGAGGCGCTTGCTATCTTGGCTCTGCCTCATCAAAGGCCTATATTATAATATATGATAATCTGATAAAATTATTCCTCTGTATTTAGCTCATATGTTGCAAGTATGATACGAATAGCACTGCGCTCTATTGTCTCGTGAAGGTCTTCGCCAGCTTCTGCAAGATATGTATAGCGAGAGCAAAGCGCCTCTACAATGTGAGGCGGTAGCGGCCAGTTGCTGCAGTCAGTGTCGTACAATGGAAGGCAACCACACTCTTCAACTAAGATGTCGTCAAGTGACATGTCGTGGTTGCCGTCAAACACGAGAGGCTCTGGCGAGGGGGTGTCTGGGAATAGTTCCTCGTGGATAGATGCACGAGCCGCGTTGATGAGGTTCTTGATGTTGTCCTCTGAGAGTATGAAGAGGCGAGATGTCATAATATTACTCCTTTGTGAGGGTCTTGCCCTCGTTTATTAAAAACTTATTTACAATAGACTCTGGAGAGGCAGGACGCTCATGAGATGCTAACCAATTGCGGTAGTAGGCTAATGCCTCGTCGTATGAGTGAAAGATGGCTGGAAGTGTCTGACGACCGCCAAACGGAGCAGATCTGTCTATGGGCTGATATACAATGTGGTATGCAGAGCCGGAGGCTGCCAACCACGAGACACAAATACGACCGGTTGATGTTATAAACGCTTCGTGGTCCGAGTGGCGAGGGTTACGAGATACAATTTTAACAATCTCATCTACGTGGAATGTTATGTAGTTCATACATTTGTCATAATTATTGTGATATGAACAGATATTGCATCCTATTTTGCACAGGGCGTGTAATATCTGACGTATTTCGTTTAACTGAGATGTTGTTAGTCGCATGAGTCGTCCTCCTCGTCGGATTCCTCATCTACAATTGTCTGTGGCCGGGACGGTGTATCACGAGACATTTCGACGATGTAGGGCGCATCAGGGACTGTGTTTTGCATAATTATTGCCTCCATTTGTTGTTTAGTTAATCTTATTCTTATTTCAAAATAAGACTTTTTAAGAGAAAAATGTTAAAAATTATCAAAAAAGGAAAATAATGAACTTTCACAAAGTTATCACAATTCATCAAAAGTTTCACAGAATTTTCACAAATCTCGACTATTTTGAAGAAAAATTGATTAACAGTGATAACTAATTTGAAAATTAGTTAACGGTGATAATTAGTTTAATAGTTAACTGAGATTAACGAATTTGCTATTTTACAAGATGATGTTCGGGCCGATAGGCCCCTTTTGTGCATTTTTTTGACTTTTAATATATCAAATACCGATTTTTTGAAATAAGAATATCTTTTTTCGGCCAATATCTCTCTTTATTTTATAGGGGGAGGGGTATAAATATATCAATATATAGTATATAATATAATAGTATTTTTTTTTTTTTTTTTTTTTTTTTTTTTTTTTTAGTAGAGTAGAGATATTTTATAAAAAACTAGACTTTAAAAGATAATATTATAACTATATCTTGATATATTTATACCCCTCCCCCTATATTTTTATAAGGGATTAAGCCGAAAATATCTTATTCTTATTTCATAAAATTAGTCATTCCAACCTATTCCAAGTGGCCCTTCGGAGCCATACCTCTTGTACAACTGCGATTGCAAACACTTTATTTGTTCCTCATCAGTTAAAGGAACTAAGCAATAGCGTTTAATCTTACTTTCAAGATAAGTTGCTGCTTTATCATAATTGCAGCATGCTATTCTTGATATGCGCAATACACCTTCAATATTGATAGAGGCTATACGATATCTGCCAAATTTGTCAGTTGTTATGTAGTATACTCTTGGCAAAATATTGTTTCATTATTACTCCTTACAACAGCAAGCCGACCCGCAAGGACAAGCCGGCCCGCCGTCGAACATCATTGTACCGAAGCGCCGATGAGCGATTTTACTCGTTCGTCTCGGCAAAATAGAGCCAAGTATTGCCTGTGTCGTCGCAGGCGCCAGAGCTGCCTTGTAAGATACAATCATCACATATTGTTGCCGTAATACTTTTGTAATTCCCTCCATAGAATATCCAGATTGTGTTCGAAGCCAACAGCCGGGTTCATTATTGACGTGAGCCTGGCTGCCAATACAAGTTGCTTAAAGTCTTCAATTGTTAAGTGTGCTACATCAAACATTATAATTTGTACTCCTTAGACTTGCGAGGGGTGATGTGCGTCAGTTTGCTAATGGTGTCCTCCATAATATTATAACGCTCTCGCAAGATGGGCTTGACTAAAGGCGAGGCCTTGTCATAGAGGCGACCGAGAGAGCGTTTATGCTTCTCGGCGGCCTCCATCAACTCATAGGCCTCGGGGAATGTCAGTTTTATCTCTGACATTCACACTTTCCATCGAGTGATTTCATCATGTGACAGATTGGACACACTTCTGTCTGTTCTACAGGTTTTCTAAGCGGATTTGCTTTACGAAAGAACTGATTTGGCTCATTGGGCTTGTTATGTTCTGGAACTAATGACTCATATTGTCTACGAGATTTACTATAAGTATATCCCCATGTGTTATAACTATTCACCTAATGCCTCCAGTTCAGCCTGATATTTAGCAATCTTAGCCATGAGTTTTGCCTTGGGGTCATTCATAGCCTTTTCGCGATTGGCAAGGGCTTTGTCGCGCAATTTTATGAACATCTCTTTTTCTTCGCCTTCGAGATAATCCTCGATGGGTGTACGAGTTCTCGTGGATTGGGTGTTGGTGCGATTAACCGGAGTTTTCACATTGAGTTCGACCTTATCATTCTTTTGAAGCGCGGCCTCAAGTTTGTTAAGATTAAACAACTTTCTACCTGTAGGATTTTCAGGAAGAAAGACTGTCATATCCCAACCTTTAGGCTGTTTGACTTCACATTTGATTGGTTCCTGACCTTCAATGTTGAGGAAATAATTATCCTCGAGTTTGGTGATAAATGTACGCATAAGGTACTCCTTACAGGCCCTCAGGGACTTGAACCCTTAATTTTGCCAACCAATTGGACCGAATACAGAGTATAAGACGTTCGCTTATACCCTGATATTCCGATTTAACACCGACTCCCAATTGTAAGATGGTCACGGTTGGACTATTATTGGCGCCGCCCAGTTTAGGCGCCTGACCACCATTCAGTTGCCGCATTATGAGTTTATAACTCTGTGGTCTATGCGGTCGCGGGTCCTCAATCCTGCTGAGGATTATCCGGTCGGGGTGTGTTCCGAATCGGTCAGCCACGTCGGGCCAGGTCTGCCTCGAAGTTTGCCGTCTCGTCCGGATGGGGCTGTCGCAGCTATCTGCCATCTGACCTGAGGTGGGCCTCGAAGTTTTCGAGAGATTATATCCGGGGAGCCCGGCCTATCTCATTCTAAGAAATTCATCCTTTTAGGATTTTTCCTTTTTGAGATTTCTCTCAATAATATATGTTTGAAATATATTAGCGAAAAGATCGGCGGCCCCGATTTAGAATTCGGTATATATAGTAAATGTGTCGTAACATGCTACTATAATCCATCCACTCCTCCACAATCCTCCTCATCCCAATCATTCTATTCATTATTATAATATATGATAAATTTGAAATTTAATATATCTATCGTTGTCCCATAGTCCCAATATAATCTATCTAATATAAATATTCATAAAATCATATCGTGTCTCTATGATATATTAAAATCATTCAAAAGTGGCAATATCGCGTCTTCGGCTCCGCCATCCCACACCTTTGTAAATCAGCAAACCTCCAACTTTGAACTATATTAACTCTTCGCCTCCGGCGTCAAACACCACCATTGTATACTCCGCAAAATTTTGTAAAATTTGTAAACTTTGTAACTACTTAGTGGAATAAACCTATCATATTATAAATATAATAAAAATAAAGGAGGTAAACACTATGCAGAACAAGAAAGCTCGCGTTCGCAAGGAAATGCAAAATTTGTTCTCTGACCCGCGGTTTGCACGCAAAGCATGGCAAGCAGTAGGTCAGGCCGTGTTGCAGCGTCCGGCTATTCCGCCACAGCAGTTCTTAGACAAGGACGGGAACGAGACATACGACAGCCTTGTAGAACGCTATACATACCAGCAACTTGCAGCTGACGTCGACGCGGCTGGCAACACCTATGAGCCCACAGTGATAGAGATGATAATGGCCTGTCAGGCTCGTCATGCCATGCACAACACTGCCGCTGCTGCGTTCATACGTGATACATCCGGCGGCAAGCCGCTCGACGAGAGCAAGATTGACCAGACCGTTGTGAACACATATGAGCAGCTCAGCGACGAGGAGTTAGAGGCTTTGGCAGCCTTCCGTGCCAGCAAGCAAGCCGCCCCAGAGCCTACAGCTCCCAAGACCTCTTGTAACACCGAGCCTAGCGAGGAGTAACTATGGCTACAATCAACAGATATACCATACAGGGCTCCATCGTTGTAGACCAGAGGCCTCTCACACCGCCTACACCTCGCTATCAGGTCACTATCACAGGCGGCTACTTAGACGACGACCCTTCTAAGACCTCAGCGTCCTACGAGGAAGGCTCCACCGTGACCATAACAGCTACTCCGCCGGCTGGCAAGCAGTTTAGCCACTTTGTAATTGAGGGCGGTTCCTCCATCAGCTCCAGCCCGGCTGCTATCATTGTAACTCGCAACATGACTGTGACATCTATGTTCGAGGATGCAATTGACACTGGCAAGTTAGCAGGTACATGGCGAGCTAACAGTGTTACAACGGGCGGTACTGAGATGCATATACCCATGCAGAGTAAGTGGATTGCAAAGTGTGGGTACGATCAGATATATAATTTTGACTTTGTACGCGGCGAGTTTAAAGCACAGATAAACAAGGCAGGAACATATGCCATTGTGTTTGTAGATACTAACACACGAAAGAGAGATCGTACAGAGGACATAATATTTTATGACTATGCCGACGAGCAAATTGCTGAGTATAAGGAAGCATTGCTGGCAAACATGATGCAATTTTATACTAAGATAAACTAATAAGGAGGTAACATATGGCTAAGATTATTCACTCGACACGCACATCGGACGGCGTCGCAGCTCCGACACAGACAAGCAAGCCAGGCACCGGCCGTGGTGGTAAGTAAAGCACTGGCCCGGCTCAGAGGCTGGGTCATAATAATTGTAACAGGAGGTATAATATGAGAGAAGATTACCCTGCATATTTGTGCCCAGGTCCAAGCCCTGACGGCGCACCAGTGTGGGAGTGCCATGGTGCAGCGTGTCCCTTCAGGCACAACCCGGAGATTTGTAGACCTGCCATAGAGGAACGAGGCTATACACTGTCGTTCACAGATAGGGCTCGTACGGCTGCAGCAAAGGCCGAGGACTCCGAGGAGTAACTCGCCTCCGGCTATTCAGACCATTGTAGATAGGAACAGCTATGATACCAGCAACATTAGAGGGTGAGCTGCTACGACGTAAGGCTCGTAAGGACTACGGCACATATGTTGAGCTAGCGAACCCTGGGTTTTATATGACTCACTTCCACAGATACTTGTGTGACCAGATACAAGCATTCCTCGAAGCGCCTTGCACCAACGGCTTCATGGACATACTGCTACTAAGCGTCCCGCCTCAGCACGGCAAGTCATACACAGTGACAGAGACACTTCCGTCGTGGTTCCTTGGGCGCGATCCTACAGCAGGCGTCATTATTGCAGGTTACGAGAGCACATTTGCTGAGGCGTTTAGCCGACGCAACAGAGACAAGTTCGTGTCAATAACACAGGAAGTATTTCTGACATCTACTCACAATTGTAGACCTAACAAGTCGGTGCAGGGCGTAGCACTGTGGGAGACTGAGCAGGGTGGTCGTTGTAGAGCAGCAGGCCTCAAGGCTGGTATCACTGGTCACGGCGCAGAGCTATTTATAATCGACGACCCCATAAAGAGCAAAGAACAAGCAGACAGCGAGACGGTGTTGGCGAAGATACACGACGAGATGGGCCCTTCGGTTCAGTCCCGTATACACCCTGGTGGCAAGTTAATTGTAATACAGACCCGCTGGGTTGAAGGCGACGTCATTGGTTGGGTACAAGAGAACTGGGGTGAGTGGGTATGGAAGACGATAAACTTACCTGCTGAGTATGATGAGGATGCGGCTCTGATAGGTCCAGACCCATTGGGTCGTAAACTTGGTGAGTCACTTATGGGGCGTCACTTAGGCGACGACGAGACAAAGTTGCCTCAGAAGATAGCAAACACCAACGAGTGGTTACAGTCGAAGAAACGACTCGTAAAGCAGTCAGACGGCGATCGTACTTGGAATGCATTGTACCAGGGGCGCCCCAGCGCAGCCAACGGAAATCTGTATAACCCCGCATGGTGGAAAACATACTTGCGCACAAAGGACTTGCGAGAGTCATTAGAGTATTTGCAACTATCAGTAGATGCTACATTCAAGAACACAGAGACATCTGACTATGTTGCGATAACACTGTGGGGCCTTAAAGGTCGCGATGTGTATTTATGGAAGTTAGTTAACAAGCGTATGGGGTTTCTCGACACAGTCTCTTGTATAAAAGCACTGTGCAAAGAGTTCCCTGACATTGACGAGTTAGTTATAGAGGATAAGGCCAACGGCTCGGCTATTATCGATGTGCTGAAGTACGAAGAAAATATGCCGCCGGTTGTAGCAGTTACACCGCTCGGCGGTAAGTATGCTCGTGCCCAGGCCACATCTCCCTTTGTAGCCACAGGCGTTGTACACTTGCCTGCTGACTTTACACCCGATGAGGAAGTAGATGTTGAGTGGGATACAAAGGAAGATATGACAGCTCGTGAGAAGTTTATAAGACAACATAGTACCTTCCCTTACGGCAAGCGAGACGATATGGTAGATAGCCAGACACAAGGTCTAAGCCGTATAATAAAACTCATAGTCGGCGACATAAAGATGCCTGAACGAAGAGCTCACATTAGATACACTCACTGGCACTCAGATATGTGGGAAGACTATGAGATGTTAAAGACTGACGACGACCGTCAGAAGTATTTATTGATACATGGTTACCCCGACGAGTGGGAACCAGCAGAGGAGGTTAGTTAATGCCTGACAAAGTATCAGCCATTGACATGTACCTGCAGTGGTCAGTACCTATTGACGCATATGTAAATACGCCAGAAGAGCAGATATTACTTAACAAGTTTGTAGCATTGTTTTCTATTGCAAAAGGAGCAAAAGATAGCAATGCTCTTGCAAACGATGAGAATATTGCTAAGTGGCGTAAAGCATATTATGGAACACTTGGTGCATTGAACAAAGATGGCAGTATAAGCAAGCGTAAAAGTAGGCAATTAAGAAAGATTGCTTACGAATTTGTAGAGAGTAAGATTGATAATAACATACCTCTACCTAAGATGTCTCCAAAGTACAAATCAGATTTACCTTTGGTACAAGTTACTGAGGATTATCTTAAATATAATATAGATAACATATTCAGCAAGTATCTTAATGACAGAAGTGAACGTTCCACATATGTAGATGGCACATCGTGGTACAAAGTATGGTGGGATAGTTTAGAGAACTCATATGAAACAAGCGGTACTGTTAAAGTGGATGTGTGTCTTGCAGACCAGATTGTACCTCAGCCTGGCGTAAGTGATTGGCGCCAGTTAGAGTACATATTTGAGTTGCAGCAGATATCGCTATCGCGTATTTACAAATTGTTTGGCAGGCGCATTACTCCAATAAGTGGTGATAGCAGCCAGATGGCTGAACCAGCCCAGCAAGCAGATTTGTCTACAATAACAATGATAACTTGTTATTATTTAAACGAGGACAGAATTGTAGGTAGATTTGCATGGGCACAGCATAGCCAGCAAGTTATTTGTAATGAGCACGATTGGCAGATACGCAAACTTCGTACTTGTACAAAATGCGGTCAAATTGTACCTCAGGCACTGGAGTGTCCTATTTGTGGAAGTAAATCATTTAAATATGAAAATGCTAAGACTGAGATACTTGATCAAGACTTAATGGAAGTATATAATCCGTATGATGTAGGTGAAACAGACGACCCAGATGCTAAGGATGAGTATAAGTCCAGAGTATTTTTAACAAAAGGCACAGAAATACCTTATTACAGGTTAAGAATGTTGCCTTTTATTCCACGTCCAGCCGTTTCGTCTATTGAGTCATTGTATGGCGTTAGCGAGGTCATGGTATTACTCGAACTGCAGGATATGACTAACAAATTGTATACTAAAATGACTGACAAAACATTGTCGTCTGGCGCAATTGTTACGAAACCTCAGCGAGTAAAGATTAACGATACCGATGATGGTATTAAACAAGTAGATGTAAGAACATACGAAGAAAGCCAGATGGTTCAAACAAAACAGATTATGGCTGATACATCACAGGATATTGTAGCAGCACAGATGCTGTATGACAGTGCAAAAGCATCATCTGGTGTAACTGACTCGTATCAAGGCAAGTATGATGCATCTGCTACTTCTGGTAAAGCAAAAGAGTTTGCGGCAATGCAAAGTGCAGGTCGTATTGAGAGCCTTCGCATAATGAAAGCAGCAGCCTTCTCTGGATTGTATGAACTTGTATTAAAGTATTTACTTGCATTTAGCGACGAGAGTAGACGTTTTGTAAAAGTACTACCGGATGGCTCTACAACCGAGGAAGAGTGGAATAAGTATATGTTCCTTGATAGGGACAAATATGGCGAATTGTACTACAGAGACGATTTCTCGTTTAGTTCTGACCCTGCAGCAACTCTTGAAACAAACAGAGTAGCAATGTGGCAGGAAATTCAGAGTCAGTTTATACAGGGTGCTTTTGGCAATCCTCAGGACCCTCGTACATTGGAGTTGTTCTGGAATATGATGGACCAACAGCAATATCCACTTGCTAAGATGGTACTTGCCGGTATTAAAGATAATGCTCAGCATCTGCCGCCAGAGATTGAACAGTTGTTGCTACAACAGCCTGAGATATTACAACAAGTTATTGCACAGATGCAGTCGGCTGGTATGATGAGTGGCGGTGGTGGTCAAGGCGGGGCCCGTCCTAATAGCGGCCCAGATGGTAACGGAGCGACTCATGCAGCTAATGTAACTCGTACGAATGCTCGTAATCGGGCTGCCGAGGGTGATGTTACAAAGGCCCATGACAGTTTGTCAACCGGAGGTGCTGTTAAATGAAAACACTTGGTAAAACAATTATTGTAAGACGCGGTGAAACATTCATACTTAGCCGTAAAGTGTTTAAGGCAGACGGCTCTCCATTTGTATTATCTAAGTCTATTGTAAATCCTTATTTAATAATCACAGTTTCATCTAATACCTATCGTTTAAACGGTGGTTATAAGATGAACTATTGGTTAGACTTATCTTCATATCCTAAATTTAATAGCGTTACACCGGTAGTTATAACATCTACTGAGTTATCTACAAATAAACTACCGAGCGGCTATACAGCAGATGAACGACTTGACTGTTGGCAAGCAATATTCTATGTTGTTAGTGGTACACAACGAGATTATTATTATTACACAAATGGTCAATATAAGTCGTATTCATTTGTATTTACAAAACAGTTTCTAAATTATCATACAACACAGTGGATTGAAGGTGTGTATCAGTATGAATTTAGATTGGTCGGTGGACAAAAGATGGTTGACTTTTTAAGACCATTGTACATTGCTATTTATCCTACTCGTGAGTGGGTACCGTCAGATAATCGTACATTGTATAATGAGATTAAAAAGTGTAGACCTGACCTTGTTCAAAACATTCGATATTCCGCACCGTTGGCAAGTTATTTTGTAGAAGATATATTGCAAAGGCCGGAGAAACTTATTATAAAAGCAAATTGTTAAGGAGGTTTCAAATGGCAGAATATGATGTTGTTGAAAACTTACTTGAAGGCGAACCTACTGGTGGTGTAACAATACCCGATGCGAGTACTACCGCAAAGGGTATTGCCCAGTTTAATCCAGATGACTTTACAGTTGAGGCAGAAACCGCAAAAGTAAGTGCATTGCAAAAAGTTGGTATACCGCAATATATTGGTTTAGTAGCAAATATTACTGGCAACGAAATTGCAGTACAACTTAGTACTAATAGTACAAAACCTGTAGCACAAGCATCGTTAAGAGATTTTGTGCTTATTTCGTCAGACTATAAGGATGATACTAATAGTGTTGCAGCAGGTGGAGTGTATAAGATTATTAGAATATCGCAGGATAATATTGTATATACAAGTACAAGTCCTTCGTTTTCTATTAAAGGTCCTCAAGGTATTCAAGGCCCTGTAGGCCCTGTAGGCCCTATTGGACCAACCGGTCCTAAAGGAGCAATGGGTCCCAAAGGTGAACCTGGAACAAATGGTACTGATGGTGTAGATGGTATAAACGGTACAGATGGAAGTGTATGGTTTACTACATCTAATACATTGTCTGGTACAGCAGATGTTCCTAAAACAAGTTTAACTGGTCCTCGTGAGCCTGAAACTGGCGATCTTGTAATGTCTCAAAATGTAAATACAAATGGGGCATACGGTTATGTTGAAGACGTGCTAACTGACAATGTAAGAGTTGTATACATTGGTTCGTTAAGAGGTCCTCAAGGTGCACAAGGTCCTGCTGGTGAGAGAGGCCCTCAAGGTGAGCAAGGTGAAGTAGGTGTAGCAAATATAAATCCTAAAGGTACCTGGAATAATGTAACAGTTTATTCTATGAACGATACTGTTGTTTACTCCGGTAATGGTTATATTTCTAAGGTCGATAACAACAAAGGTGTCACTCCCGGAACCGATGAAAGTTTCTGGGTACTCTTTGCAACACAAGGTGCACAAGGTCCTACGGGTCCTGCGGGTCCCACGGGTCCCGTTGGTCCTCAAGGTCCGCAAGGTATTCAGGGTATCCAAGGTATTCAAGGTGTTGCCGGTCCCACAGGTCCACAAGGTTTAACCGGCGATAAAGGTGAACAGGGTGAGCCCGGTTTAGATGGTGAGATTGGTCCTGTTGGCCCGATTGGTCCTACTGGTGAGCCGGGTCCTGTTGGCCCTAAAGGTGATATTGGTCCTCAAGGTCCGGTTGGTGAAGCAGGTCCTGTAGGTCCGCAAGGGCCCCAAGGTATTCAAGGCCCTGCCGGTGAAACAGGTGAAAAAGGTGATACCGGTCCAAAAGGTGCTACAGGTGATAGAGGTCCTGAGGGTCCTCAGGGCGTACAAGGATTAACAGGTCCTGCCGGTCCTAAGGGCGAAAGAGGTCCTCAGGGTGAGCAAGGTCTGCAAGGTATTCAAGGTCCTCAAGGACCGCAAGGTTTGCAAGGACCGGCTGGTGAGAAAGGCGACAAAGGCGATACAGGTCTTGCAGAACTGAATATTAAAGGCAATTGGGATGTTGCTACAACATATGCACTTAACGATTTTGTAAATTACGATGGTAAAGCATATGTTAGCATGGTTGCAGCTAATGTAGGTTTGCAACCTGACACAAATCCTGATGCATGGATGCAGTTTGCGGTTGAAGGTGCACAAGGACCTCAGGGAATACAAGGACCTGTTGGACCGCAAGGGGCACAAGGTCCTAAAGGTGAGCAAGGCGTTAAGGGCGAGAAAGGTGATACTGGCGATACCGGCCCTCAAGGTGTTCAAGGTGTTCAAGGACCTATTGGTCCAGAAGGTCCTCAAGGACTTAAAGGTGAAACTGGTGCCACAGGTCTGAAAGGTGAAACAGGGCCTCAAGGTCCCACTGGGCCTCAAGGTAATGTCGGACCTGTTGGGCCTCAAGGGCCTAAAGGCGAACAAGGCATACAGGGTATACAAGGTATAAGAGGTTTGGGAACATTTAGAACAAGTACTTCGCTTACTACATCCAGTACTACTGTTGCATATTCGTCTCTTGCTAGTGCTCCAGTAGATGGTAAATTGCAAATAGGTGATATGATACTTGACCCTAACGGGTTGATATTTGCAGTTCTTACTGCTACTGGTAGTGGTAATATAGCAATTGGCTATCGTTGTAATATTAAAGGTCCTAAAGGAGATACTGGCACTAAAGGTGAAACTGGTGCTAAGGGCCCTATTGGTCCAGTTGGGCCGCAGGGTCCTAAAGGTGAAACTGGTGCTCAGGGCCCTCAAGGTATACAGGGTGAGATGGGTCCTCAGGGTCCTATTGGTCCCACTGCAGTAGCAAACATCAATGCAAAAGGTACTTATTCAAATAGTGCAACATATGTACGCAATGACCTTGTAAATTACAATGGTAATGCTTACGTTTGCATTGTAGCAAGTTCAACAGGCGTGTTACCTACGGATACGACTAATTGGCAACTCTTTGTATCTCAAGGTGCAAAAGGTGACAAAGGTGACACCGGTGCAACTGGTG